TTGGTACGCATTGGCTATCCATTTAATGCTTCGCTTCTCTTCATTGCGAGCATGGCGCACAGCCTGAACGGTGTCAAAGTCGTATTTCTTCTCAGCCATTGTCAGTCTCCAAATCGGCTAGTATCGGTCTTCGGCCATTTCTCGCTCTCGCCAATACCCTGCATTGTCGAGTTGTTGGTAAGCTTGCGAGCCATAGGCCGGATCAATTTCGTAAAAGTTAGCTTCAAAGTCGGATTGGGATACACCCTTCAGCTTGTATGTTTCACAAACGTCCTGGCATTCCTGGTCGTCAGACCAACACTTTGAGGAGGCCCATTGTCTACCGTCAGGTGACATGGCCACCACAAAATATCGTATGTCTGTCTGCGGCTCTCCGCACTCGACATCAAAGCCCGCTTGATACAGTTCGTCTCTTGTTCCAAATATTAAGTTTTTCATTTATTCGATTATACAAGAGTTTTTTGTGTAAAACAATTTGACTATGTATTTTTATGTGCATATTATGTGTACCTCTACCTAGGAGGGCACATGTCATATAAGCACAACCTAACGCTCACCACAGAGCAACTGAATCTAATCCTGCGATTCGCACAGAGCGCAGCCAGAGACCTGGACTACGACCTTGAAAATCAAAACCTCTCTGAACCCACGGCATACGCCACGTCCAGAGCGCGAGACGTTATTCAAGCCTTATTAAATGAATGTAAACAAACCCTGGAGGACCCTAGCAATGCAGAATATACCTGATAACCCTTTGCGCGTAGGCGACGAGGACTACGGGACGTCTACCCCACGTTACGAAATCGACGAGGACCAAGCCTACGAGGATCACTGCCTCGAACTTATGGCGCAAGATCGACGCAAGATTGCCGAAATATTAAAGGAACACATATTTTCCACAGAAGATCTTCTCAACAAGCTGACCGATTACGCTTGGGAAGTCAGGAGGCATCCAGACCGATGAGCCGAGACATAAAATTCGAAAAATTCATGAAAGACGGGAAGGCTATTAAACATGCAGTTATGGAGATTCTTAAAAAAGATTTTGCAGAGGTTGAGTCCGGCACCGTCCTGGCAGCGTTATTGCATGTGACCGGAGCACTAGCCGAGGAAGTCGAGCTGCCGCAAGTCATCTGGCAGCAAATGACCTCGTCAATGGGCAGCGACCTCCCAGACATCACCGAAGAAGATAAGAGGAGGTTGCACTGATGCATATATTAGACGAAGAGTTAGAGCTGATCGCTGACTTGGCCTATAGCGCATCAATGGACTGTGACTGCGCGATAGAAAATTTAGAAGACCGTGAAACAGCGCGATGGGTCTTACAGGGTCACAGCGAAAAATGTTTGGCGCTTGTGGAAAAAATGAACACTGAACGAACCAAAAGACTGGAGGCTAAGAAAAATGTCAAAACAAGAAAAGGTGTTTGATATAGTGGATTCTGTCGAAGACTCCATCATGTCCGTTTTTTATCAAAAACATTGCGATATTCCTTTAAATTACCTGATGGTTGCTTGCGAACGGCTCGCGGCCCGCATGGCTTCTGACATAGGCGTCAATCCTTCCGATTACGTCAAATGTTCTGAGCAAATGATCAAACAAGTTCAACGAGAAAAGAAAGAAAATTCGGATGAAGCTTTTTCTGAGCATTAAAAAGAAGTGCAATCCCGTTGAGTGTTTACATTGTGGCGTAAGTTTTGTTCCTAAAAAACCTGAGCACAAAGTATGCACCCATGATTGCCGTCAAGCGTGGCGAAAAAAGAAAAGGTACGAAGACCGAGTAACAAAAGCTTGCGATCACTGCGGAAAACCTTTTTTGGCAAAGAACGTAAACCACCGTTTTTGTTGCGCGGCATGCTCTAGCGTAAAAAATGTGACTCCGGACGTGCTAAAAAAGTCAGTCTGCGCCGACATGGACGAATACAAACAGATGCAAGTAAATAACAAAGGTTTCGACCTTTGGTTTAACGAAAACACCGGAAAAGACAAATGAAATGCCCCCCACTGACCACGGCCCGCGGGACTTATCCAGGTATGAGCAAGGGGCGATATGTGTCCTACAAGCGCGGCTGGGAAGCTGCAGATAAACGTTTGACACCCGTTAAACGCAGGCGTAAGGTGTCTTAGAACCGTGAGATCGGTTCTTATATTGTGTTTTACTTCCCGTGTGTTTTAAAACCCCAGACTTGTTCCGGGGTTTTTTTTGCCTATAATATTGTCTAATGTCATTCAGCGAAGACAATCTGGACACCGCCTGCATTTACGCCGAGAACGCCTACGGCGACAACATCGTCGGTGCCACCAAAATCGAGTGTAAGAGAACGTCTACGACGGCTTTCGTCCACCGGACCCCGCACCTCGACATTGTGGTTTTTCGTGGCACACAGCAGCTCAGAGACTGGATGTACAACGTTCTCAGCTTCCCCCGACCGTACAAAGGCAGACTCTGCCACGCAGGTTTCGTCAGGGCCCATCGCTCAGTTTGGCCGGATATCAGAAAACTCCTGGACCCAGCTAAAAAACTGTTGATTTGTGGGCACAGTTTGGGCGGGGCCCTGGCGGAACTCTCCGCCTGGTCCTGCAAAGAATTCCAAGACGTCCACCTCATCACTATGGGCAAGCCTAATGTGTTTTTCCGACCCGCCTACCACGGCAAGATGCCCTGGGCGAAGACGCAACTCTCCGTGGTTTGCGGCTCTGACGCCGTCCCCCGCGTCCCACGGTTCTTCTTCGGCCCCGATGGAGGCCAGACGCAGCTTTATTTCGACAACACAGAGAAGAAGGCCCACTTCAATCCCACCAAGGATTTCAAACGAGCCGACTGGCATGCGTCAGACTCGGTGTCCGATCACTTCATGGATTCCTACCGTGAGTGCATCGAGGCTTTTGACAAGAAACGACTGAACTTCCCCCTCGACCACCTGAAATTTTAACCCAAACCCTGGAAAATGAATGAAATACTAGACTGGTGCGACGAACACTGGGCCAAGGTCAAATGCTCTATCGGAATGCACGACTGGTTGGTTTTCGTCAACCACGGCTCACGGGCCAGGATATGCAAGCAGTGCAGCGCCAAGGAAAAGGAGATCGTGATCCACACCTGGATCGAGGACACATGGTAACGTTACAAAAAACACTTCCCCTTTATATATAGGCTCAGAAAATAAAAATATTTTTTTTCATTTAAAATGCCGTAACCGGTGTAACCGTGTAACTTGGCTCTGGAGAGCCCGTATTTTCTGCGTTTAGCGGTTACACCGAGGTTACAAAGGTTACAGGAGAGGAGTTTAGATCAAAAACTTGTTAAGGGGGTCTAAAGTTTTTTTTATTTTTTTTTATTTTCTGGCTCTATATACTACTGCGGCATGAAGAGCGCAGCCTTAGCTAAAGCAAAGTACCGTGATCCTGATAAGAAACCTGGCAAGCCAGGACGACCCAAGATCACTCCAGATTCCCCACTTACCCGCAAGCAAGAGCTTTTTGTCAAAGAACTGGTCTCGAAAGATGGCCAGATAACTCTGAGAGAAGCAGCCGTGAACGCGGGCTATCCTGAATCATCTGCTCACACCAGAGCCTACGAGATGACCAACCCGGCTATCTGTCCGCATGTGGTCAAAGCAATCAATCAATACCGTGCTGAGCTAGACCGCAAATACGGCATAGACTTCAGCCGACACCTGCGTGACTTACAGAAAATTAGGGATGCGGCTTTTTCCGACAAAAATTACTCCGCTGCCGTGATGGCGGAATACCGTCGCGGTCAGGCTCATGGCAATATTTACATCAACAAGTCTGAAATCAGACATGGCACGATAGATAGCATGTCGAAAGAAGAGGTTATAAAGGCCATTGCAGAACTTAGAGGTACCGTGGGAAGAACCATCGAAGGGGAAGCGGCGGAAGACGCCGATTACGAGGAAATCGACAGAGAGCCAGTTTTGGTCAAGCATGAAGCGCCAGATAGCGAAGCAGATGCCAAAATGGAAAGTAACACGGCTTGAGAGTTGGGCGTCGCAAGGGGTTCCAGACGTCATGGTCTTGGACTCCAAAGCTCGATTTCAACTAATCGAACTGAAGAACACCACCTCCAACAAAGTAACAATTAGTCCACATCAGGTAAGTTTTCTTACCACACATGCGGATGCTCCTGTCTGGCTAGTCGTTCGTCGAATGCGGGCGGAAGGCACAGACTATCTCCTGTTCTCTGGCGATCAGGCCGAGGACGTCAAGAAACATGGGCTCGAAGTGGTTGAGCCTGTGGTCCAATCCGGCACAATCAATGCAGTGATAGAGCATATTGACGCCAGTTAAAAAGCCCCATATAATAATGTCTCATATTTAGGAGGCATAATGTTTGTATTTTATTTACTCGAAAAATGGATCAGGGGTCCAGGAACGAAAGAAACCATTAGACGATTGAAGGAAAAGGAAAAAAGGAGACGCAGGAATGAAATTGACAATCACAGACGAAAGTAGCTTCGGAGAGATCACCGAATTGGCTGAGTCATTAGGGTGGAAAGACACCTTCGGCAGCGGCGAGGATTGGACGCCGGAAGAATCAGATGCTTGTTTTTCATCTGCCATTGATCACTTGGTGAAATGGTTTGGTGAGGATAACGTCGTTTTTGAGGCTTGACGTACACATAAAAGGCGTATATATTAGTCCTTTATCCACCATAAAACGGGAATCAAAATGAAACTATTAGACACCAGTGGCGCGAATACAAAGCTACGCAAAAACAATCGAGACAAAGCTATACGGGTAGCGGGTTTATCCTTAAAACCAAATGATTCGCTTTGTCCTATGCGTAAACCCGCGGAATGTGAATTGCCTTGCCTTGAGGCTGCGGGCCGCGGCGGTATGTCCAACGTTAGTGAGGGGCGGCAGCGTAAAACCGATTTTTATATGCAAGATCGGTCGGGCTTTCTGGAATTGCTCTATAACGAATTGCACAACTTCCAAAAGCTTTGCGAGCGTAATAACGTCGAGCCCTACGTGCGTTTGAATGTGCTTTCTGACGTCCAATGGGAATTAGAAACCAATGGCGCAATACCGCAGAACTTCCCGAAATTGAATTTGTTCGACTACACCAAAATAGCCAAAAGGCTAAACCGCGTCCCTAATAACTATCAGCTAATGTTTAGCTATTCCAAAGCCGAACAATATCAGAGCCAGGTTGAAATAGCGGTAAAGACAGATAGACCAATTTCAGCGGTATTCCATGGCGGCATGCCAAAAACGTTTTTGGGTCGGCCAGTGGTAAATGGTGATAACAGCGATATAGTAAATCTGCAGCAACGCGGAAAAATTGTCGGCCTAAAATACAAGCCACCACGCGGTAGGCAGATTGATCCACTGCACTCAAGTTTCGTTATTGACGCTAACAGAATCCCGGCCTTTTCTTTGGGTTGACGTACACATAAATAACGCATATAGTGCAATCTCAATCAATCAAAGCGGGAGAATAAAACAATGGATATATATTGCAGACACTGCGGGGAACCATGGGAAATTGAGACCTTGCACGATTTCGACGATACCTTTCAACAGCGCGCCAAGCTATTTGCAGAACTGGGGTGCAATGCACTATATGACGATGGCGACCGGACGGACCCTTGCAACCGACCAGTGGTCGATCCTAAACGTGCGGCGATTAGCGCACAGCTACAGGATTTTTCGGATTTTCCAGATGAGTGGTCGCCAGATGATTATTTGATGATGGCGGGGGAATTCTAAATGACGGATCAAGACATTATCGATTTATTCGACAGCACCAACATTACACTGGCCGAACTTTCTAGAAGGTCCGGTAAATCGGTTTCTTACCTCAAATCTATTTTAATGGGGACAGACAAATGACAACATTTGAAGCGATAGAGATAGCGGAAGGATTAGATGATACCGCGCAGCCGGATGACATAATCGAAGCTTGGCAATACTTGCACGATACCGGCCTTGCCTACCAATTACAGGGCTTTTTCGGTCGCAATTGCGCGGCATTGTTAGAAGCCGGAATAATTCACGATTAGCAGTTAAACAAGCGCCCCGCGGGCCGCCCCTGTCAAGCGAAACTTTTTGACCCGCGGGCCGCGGGTTTCGGGGGTTGACACATATGCAATGGATATGTGTATAATGGACCCTCAACTAAAACGGGAGTTAAAACAATGACAGATAAAAATTGCGTGATATGTGATCAATCGCTCGCGGCCAACGCGAGCGCGAAAAACCGCGCTATTGAGTGGTTCGATGGCAATAATCCCTGGCCTTTGGGCGGCGGGGAATTTGGAGATACAGGTCGCGCTTGCGACCTGTGCAATGATGAATTGGTACTGCCAGCGCGGTTGCGCGGCATGGGGGTAACGGCATGAAACTGTTTACGAAAGAAATTGAAAAGGCGCTCGCGGCTAACTATGCGAGCGCGGACGAATCCACGCACCGACCGGTCGTTAAATTATTTGGGGGCGGTGCGTGTACCTGGCTAATTTCGGAGAGGGTTGACGATGATACTC